TCGAAAGAACTTCGCACTAGAGCATTCGGCCGAGCGCATTAAGATCTATTCAAAACAAAAATTTAACTATAAAGTATATGAGATAGAATTAAAATGAAACCAGCAGACGTAAGACAGATAGTACTAAGCAATGGCCAAGAGCTATTATGTGAAGTAATTCAATGGCCTGACTTGGATATTGATGAACAAGAAGTAATGATTATACGCAAAGCTGCTAAGATCATTATACAAGAAAACTTTGAACAAGGGACACGATGGTTTACATTTAGACCATTCATGACATATCAGGATGATGCATCATCTTTATGTTCTCTTATGCCTTATCATATTATTACAATAGGACATCCAAGTAATGTACTTAAAAAGCAGTATACAAGCTACTTAAAACTTTTGGCTACAGAAGAAAATGAAGGTAGAGCCGAAGATCCATTTCAGTATTTTAAAGAAGGTACTGATTCAGATGATAGGTTTGAAAATGTTATACCATTCAATATCGATCCAAAGAAGCTTAATTAAGTACCTCTCCTCCCTCAACAACACTCTATTAATTATACCAACATATGAGTATTTTGTACATACTTAAATGCGGTATACACTAAAATAAATTAAAAAATAATTGTTTACATCCCCTTAGAGTTATGATATAATAATTATAACAAGATACACTAGGAGTTATCATGGCCAAAATAAAACCAAAAGATAAACCACATTATGTCAATAATAAAGAATTTTCATATGCTGTGGTAGACTACTGCACTATAGTCAAAGAAGCTAAAAGTAAAAGCGTAACACTTCCGGTTGTTACCGACTATATAGCGAAATGTTTCCTTCGCATCGCAGAAGGATTATCCCATAAATCAAACTTTGTACGATATACATATCGTGAAGAAATGGTGATGGATGCAGTTGAAAACTGTCTCAAAGCAATAGAAAATTACAATATTGAAGCAGCCACACGTACTGGCAATCCTAATGCATTTGCGTACTTTACTCAAATATCATGGTATGCATTTCTTCGTAGAATTGCCAAAGAAAAAAGACAACAAGACATTAAAATGAAATTTATATCTCAGTCTACTATTGAAGACTTTACAGATATAGAATCAAGCGGAGTTGCTAATAATGTGGCTCAACATTTTGTTGATACATTAAAAAGCCGTATTGATACAATAAAAATAAAAGACAATGAAATAAAAGCAATTGCTAAAATAGAACGTAAAAAAGCAAAAAACAGAGCAGTCGCCAATTCCGGTGACTCAGATTTAAGTGAGATTTTAAATTAATGAAAATATGTATATTGAATGATACTCATTGTGGTACTCGTAATTCATCTGAAATATTCCTAGATAATGCAGATACGTTTTATAAAGAAACACTGTTTCCATATCTTCTTGGGCATGATATTAAACACATAGTACATCTTGGCGATTACTTTGATAATCGTAAGTTTATTAACTTCAAAGCACTTAATCGTAATAGACAATCATTTCTTGCAAAGCTAAGAGATTATAGTATTACTATGGATATTATTCCTGGTAATCATGATACATTCTATAAGAATACAAATGACTTAAATAGTTTGAAAGAACTACTAGGTCATTATATGAATGAAGTTAATATTGTAATGAAGCCGACAGTTATGGACTTTGATGGATTTAAGATGGGTTTAATTCCATGGATTGCTGATGAAAACAAAGATGAATCTATGGATTTTATAGCTAACTGTAAAGCAGACTGGATCGGCGCACACCTTGAACTTGGTGGATTTGATATGATGAGAGGTATCCAGAACCACAGTGGTATGGATCACAGGATCTTTAGTAGGTTCGAGCGTGTCTTATCAGGGCACTATCATACTAAATCAACTAAAGACAATATCATATATCTTGGCACACAGCTTGAGTTATTTTGGTCAGATGCACATGATCCTAAGTTTTTCCACGTGCTCGACACGGACACACGGGAGCTAACAGCCATACAAAATAATCACACTTTATTTCATAAAATAGTGTACAATGACACAGAAATAGATTATAATGATTATGATGTAACACAGTGTGACAATAAGTTTATAAAGATTGTTGTAATTAATAAGAAAGATCTGTTTACATTTGATAGGTTTGTTGATAGAATACAAGACAGACCTATACATGAATTAAAGATTGCTGAGAACTTTGATGAGTTTCTTGGTTCAAATGTCTCTGATGATGCTATATCTGTAGAAGATACTGGCGAACTCCTTGACAGTTACATTGACGCTACGGATACAGTCCTTGACAAAGATAAGTTAAAGACTAGTATGCGTAACCTACTAACAGAAGCACAGGCCTTAGAAGTTGCATGATAATATTTACTAAACTGAAATACAAAAACTTTTTATCTTCAGGAAACAAATTTACTACAATAGAGTTAAACCGCAGCTCATCTACACTTATAGTTGGTGGAAATGGGTCAGGTAAGTCTACAATATTAGATGCTATGTCGTTTGCCTTATTTGGTAGACCGCATCGTAATATTAATAAGCCACAACTTGTGAACACTATAAACAATAAAGAATGTATAGTTGAGATAGAATTTACTATCGGCAAAGCGAACTTTAGAGTAAAACGTGGGATCAAGCCGTCGCTCTTTGAGATATGGAAGGATGATACAATGATGAATCAATCTTCACATGCCAAAGAGTACCAGAAGATCCTCGAACAAAATATCGTCAAATTGAACCATAAGTCGTTCCACCAAATAGTTGTTCTTGGCAGTAGCAGTTTTATTCCTTTCATGCAGTTGCCTGCGCAGCACAGGCGTGACGTTATTGAGGATCTTCTGGACATTAATATATTCTCTAAGATGAATAGTATTGTAAAAGATCGCAATACAGCTCTTAGAGAACAACTCAAAGATATTGATTATAACTTAGGGTTTACAAAAGAAAAGATAGAACTGCAGCGTAAATACATACGTGAGATCGGTGCATTAAATCAAGAGAGTGCAAAGAATATCACTTTTAAGATACAACAATACCGAGATCAGATCGCTGATATGCAGCTTGCTAACTTTGAAAATACTACTACTATCGAAGGTCTACAAGATGGTTTAAGTGAAAAACTTAATAAGATGCATGATAAAAAGACATCACTATCTCAGTATCAGTATCAGTTTAAAAGTCTAATCAATACTCTGGTTAAAGATACTAAGTTCTATGAAGACAATACACATTGTCCTACATGTGATCAGGAGATAGCTGAGACTGTACGTAATACTAAACTAAAAGAGTCAACAACTAAAGCAAAAGAATTACAGTCTGCAATAGATAAAGCAGGCGAACAAATGACAAAGATAGCTGACACTATTCACGTATTAGATGTACGGGCTAAAGATGTCAGAGATCGTAATGCAGAGATTTTAGCCAATAATAAATCTATAGCTATGTTACAGAAACAGATGAATGATGGCGAAGATGAAATGTCAAAGTTGAGTGATAAGACATCTGATACAGCTAAAGCTAATAATGATCTAGTCGAACTAATAGAAACAAGAGATACTTATACAGAGCAGCGATTAACCTATAATGAAGACTATTCATATAATAATGTAATGAATGAGATGCTAAGAGACACAGGTATCAAGACAAAGGTAATCAAAGAATACTTGCCTATTATTAATAAACTTGTCAATCAGTATCTACAGACACTCGACTTCTTTGTACACTTTAATCTCGATGAAGCATTTGTAGAGACGATACGATCTCGTCATAGAGATTCATTCTCATATGATTCATTCTCAGAGGGTGAGAAGCAACGTATCGATCTAGCATTACTATTCGCATGGCGTCAGATTGCGAAAATGAAGAACTCAGTAGCTACTAATCTACTCGTACTCGATGAGACATTTGATTCATCTCTTGATCATGACGGCGTAGAAAATCTAATGAAGATACTGAATACACTTGATACGGATACTAATGTATTTGTTATATCCCATAAAGGTGAAATACTAGATGGCAGATTCAAAGATAAGATTGAGTTTAGTAAACAAAAGAATTTCAGCACTGCTGTTATTAACAGTGTACAAGACTAATGTTTGATATGAGTACATCAATGAATAAAAAGTTTATAGTTGGTTTTGTGGCACGAACTGGATCGAATGCTTTGATGTCATCATTGTCGGCTGCAGGAAAGTCAGTCTGTGACGGTGAACCATTTTGGATAGCTCAAAAACGTAAAATGAACCTAATAGATAATTTTCAGGATCATATAGGATTGACAAAAAAACTATTTGAAAAATATGATGGATTTAGAATTATTATTGATCAAACTAAGCAGCTAAAAGAAATGTGTAATGAAAATAACGCTGGTCTTATTCTTTTAAGAAGAAATGATTACTTAGCAACATTGGCTAGTCAAATTATTTTATTAACTAATAATAGTGTAAAATATTATAAAGCTGGTCTATTATCTCCTAAATCATATACGACATGGACATCTACTAATAGAAAAATGGTATATGATCCAAATGATAAAATATTAGGAAGTGGTCACTGGCCCAATAGGATTACATCACAGCTTAATCAAATCCTTTATACTAACTATCTCATTGATAACATATTTCCTACTTATTCTAATTATGTTACAACTATTAATTATGAAAATACAGCACCAGGACTTAAAGCTTTAGAAGAATATTTTGGTGTGGAAATTCCATTAATGCTAGCACCGTCAAGGCCGCTAAGTGATTACTTTGTTAATCACGAGGAATTTAAAAGTGACATTGAAGATCGAATAAAAAATGAAATTAACAGTGTACAAGACGAATGAATCATGTTATAATTAACATATATATAAAGGAATGACTATGAATATATCTGAAAACACAATACAAATCTTAAAAAATTATGGTACGATTAATCCTAATTTTATTGCTCGAAGGGGTAATACTATTACGACGATATCAGAAGCTAAGAATATACTATCTTCTTGCTCTATCGAAGAAGAGTTTGAACAAGATATAGGTATCTATGATCTGAATGAATTCTTAAATGTATTATCTCTTGTTGATCAACCTAAGCTTGATATGGAAGAGAAATGGTGCACAGTAAAAGATAGTACTGGCAGATCAAAAGTAAAGTATTTCTTTACTGATCCTGACATGCTCACTACGCCGACTGATAAAATGATAACAAATGCAGCTGCTAATATAGAGTTTGCTATATCATTTACACTTGATAATGATACATTAGGTAAGATAAAACGTGCTGCTGGTGCCCTCGGCCACAGTAGTATGAAGATAGAGTTTATAGCAAATGCTATTACACTTACCATATTTGATACCGAAAATCCTACTTCTAATACGTTTACTATTGAAGTTCCTGGCAAAGGTTATGATCATGATCTAATTAATGACCATGCTGACAGCGGAGGCACATGGGTGCTTAATATTAATAACCTTAAAATCGTTCCTGGAGATTACGAGGTTAAGGTTTCTAACAAAAACATCTCTAATTTTATACACAAAGAAAAGCCTATTCAATACTGGATTGCACTTGAAAAATAAGGAAATTATAAATGAAAAAGAAAATAAAAACAGTTGACGATGTGATTGAAGTAGATGGAGTAGCTAGTTCACAAGAAACACCGGATGCTTTAAGTCCTATTGTGGACCTAGCTAATAGGACATCTCGTAGTACTATTGCAGTTATTGATACTGTTGTACAACGTGGTGGTTTTCGTGGCGAAGAGCTGTCCACAATAGGTCAACTACGTGACCAATGCGTACAAATTGTAGCACTTGCTGAAACTGAAATACAAAATATGGCGCAAGAATAATTGTACATTTGTTCCCATATATGATATAATATTATTAAACTACTTGAAAATGGAACACAATGAAAGATTTCTTATGGGTCGAAAAGTATCGACCAGCTAAATTACAAGACATAATTCTACCGAATAGTCTTAAACAATCCTTCCAGAATATGCTAGATGCTGGTGAGTTGCAGAATATGCTATTCACTGGTACAGCTGGTCTTGGTAAGACTACAGTCGCCAAAGCACTATGTAATGAACTAGGCCTTGACTATATAATCATCAATGGTTCTGAAGAAGGTAACATTGATACCCTTCGTGGTAAGATAAAACAATTTGCATCAACAGTATCCCTGTCTGGTGGCAAAAAGGTTATTATACTTGACGAAGCTGATTACCTGAATCCGCAATCAACTCAACCTGCATTACGTGGGTTCATCGAGCAATTCTCTGATAATTGCCGATTCATTCTTACATGTAACTTTAAGAATCGTATTATCGAACCACTACATTCACGATGTGGTGTGTATGAGTTCAATACAACTAAAACAGATCTGGCAAAGCTTGCACAAGACTTTATGAATCGCATGATGCACATTCTTGACAATGAAGGTATTACATATAGTAAGAACCTGATTGCTCAAGTCATAATGAAACATGTGCCTGATTGGCGTAGAGTTATTAATGAGATACAACGATTCTGTATCAATGGTCAGCTTGATGAAAGCATTATGAAGATTGGTGACTCGAATCAATATAACGAATTATTATCACATTTAAAACAAAAAGATTTCAAGAAAATGCGTGGTTGGGTGGTAAATAACATAGATGTAGATGCAGCTGCTATATTCCGTGGTATCTATGATCGCATGATTGATAATGTTAAACCTGCTAGTATTCCACAACTCGTGCTGATACTTGCTGACTATCAATACAAGAATGCGTTTGTAGCTGATCATGAACTTAATATAGTTGCCTGTATGACAGAAGTCATGGCAAATGTGGAGTTCGAATAATGTTAATGTTATATACACAAGACCGTTGCGGATACTGCGACATACTTAAAGGAAAACTAGATGGCTGGGGTCATACATATACTGAAGTTAATATCATGTATGATCAGAAAGCTTTGATCTTTATAAAGAAGGCCGGACATCGTACAGTTCCTCAGTTATACTATGATGGACGAGATATGTTAAAAGGCGAATCAACTGTTCTTACACAAGACTTACTCATCGAACGTATGGATGAATCATGGGGCGAAAGACCGGAGTTATCATTTTGAATCCATTTGAATATCTTAACTCAATCAATATGACAAAGAAAGATATCATGGTAGATGATATTGCTGAGAAAGCATATCTTCCATTTATGGTCAATAGATCTCTATCATACTTTAATGATACAGTTCTGATGGCAAATGAGATGAATACTAAACACCACCTTGACAATAAGTTACAATATTCATTTCTTATAAATATAGTCAGGAAGCGGAAGCGCTTTTCAAAATGGAACAAACCTGAACTAGAAAATGACATCGACGTGGTAAAAGAATATTATGGCTATAGCAACGAAAAGGCTCGCCAAGTTCTCCCCCTACTTACATCTTCTCAGATCTCAGAGTTAAAGATAAAGGTGAATAAAGGTGGAACAGGAAGAAAAAAATAATATAGAGTGGACTCCAGCTACTATGCTAGAAGTTACACTAAATGAACCCGATGACTTTTTAAAAGTTAGAGAAACCCTTACACGTATAGGCGTAGCTTCCCGTAGAGATAAAAAACTATTTCAATCATGTCATATATTACATAAACAAGGCAGATATTTCATTGTGCATTTTAAAGAACTGTTTTTATTAGATGGTAAAAAATCTAATTTTGAGTTAAATGATCTAGAGAGACGTAACACAATCACTACATTGTTAAGTGATTGGGGTCTGATAGCTATGGTCAAAAAAGAGTCACTACAATGTGCTCCGCTCAGACAAATTAAGATAATACCGTTTAAAGAGAAAGACCAATGGGAGCTTTGTCCTAAATACAATATCGGAAAAAAAATATAATTTAATTTAATATCTAAAAGTTTTTAGGTATAAATAACCGTGCATGCAGCAATCGCTGGTGCATACTATAATCTTGCTTGCTATAAAGGAGATAACCATGACAGGCATACAAACATTCTTTCCCCGTAGTTCATTCGTAGGATTCGACCATCTTTTTAAAGAACTCGAATATACGACCAAACATTCGAATGACCACTATCCCCCACATAATATTATAAAAGTAGATGACGAAAACTTTCTCATCGAACTTGCTGTGGCCGGATTCAGTCAAGACGAACTGGAAGTAGACGTTAAAGAACGTACACTGACAGTCAAAGGGGAGCATATTACTAGAGGTAGAGAGTTCATTCATCGAGGTATATCCACGAAGAAGTTTAGACGCACCTTTAGGCTGTCCGAATACGTAGAAGTACACGGAGCAGATCTCGTGGATGGAGTACTAGCAATAGACTTGAAGATCGTCATCCCAGAAGAAATGCGTCCTCGCAAAATTAACATTGGTAAAAGCGAGGAAACCAAATATGACACACGTCAGCAACTCAATGAAAAGCATCGGTAAGTTTTTCACATACATCGGCCGAAATATCCAAGAAGGTAGACAACGAACTGCTAATTATGAGATTGCAAGGATGCTGCAAGAGACTGAATACAGACGAGAATCTGTAGATACAGTTTATACAGCACTATGCAATCATGACTTAGGTAGTTTACGTGGCTATCCACTAAAATGATAAAACGACTGATCAAATGGCTAACGTTTCCATCAATCGATCTTCATGAAGAATACTTATCTCGATCAGTAGATATGTGTGATCTTGAAAGACGACTAGAGAAACTAAGACACAATCCACATATAGTGTGGTAAATAATAAGCGGGTAGACTGTGATGGTCTACCCATTTTTATTATATTTAACTGTTTACAAACATTACAACTTGTGATATAATAATAATATCACAGGAGATTATATGAGCTTTTACACAAATGTCGCAAAGCTAGGTAATTCTATTCTCTATCGAGGATATAATGACAGCGGTGCACAGATCAGTCACAAATACAAATTTCAGCCTACGTTCTACGTACCTACACGTGAGAAGACTGACTGGAAAGCATTAGATGGTACGCCACTTATGCCGATGGAATTTGATGATATGAAGTCCGGTAAAGATTTTCATGACAGTATGAAGAATACAGCTGGCACTAAAATCTATGGCAATGAACGATTCGTACAGCAGTTCATTACAAATAAGTTTCCAGAAGAAATAAAGTTTAAAAAACGATTAGTCAATATTGTTAATCTCGATATCGAAGTTGCATCTGACGATGGCTTTCCACATCCTAGTAATGCAGAACATCCAGTCATTTCAATAGCATTAAAGAGTAGTAAGTCTAGTATCTATCATGTATGGGGTCTAGGCG